ATTCCTGCTTGGCCTTGGCGCTCATCCGGTTCTGATACATTGGAGTTGTTCCAATTAACCGAAGGTTACAAGCCTTTTGCGTAAGCTTGCTGACATTGATCGTCACACTTTCTTTTTTAGCTGTTGCCATTTTCCTTAGTCCTTTTTATTGCAACCATTCGCGGGTTTGTTCCCCCAAAATCTGATCAGCAATGTTAATCTTGCTACGCAAAGCGCGAACGATTTTTTCGTCTACGGTGGAGGGGGAGATCAGATCGATGTATGTTACTTTGCTTGTCTGCCCAATCCGGTGGGCGCGGTCTTCCGACTGAAGCCGCAATTCCAAATCATAGCTGTTGGAATAATAAATGACCGTGTTGGCGGCAGTGAGCGTTAGCCCATAGCCGCCCGTTTTAGGGTGCCCCACAAGGAACCGCAGATCTGATTGCCGATCCTGGAAAGTTTCCACGATCTCCTGGCGCTCAGAATCCGGCGTTTCCCCGTGGAGCTTTGCAACCGCCTGTACGCTGTAGCGGTCACGCAAGGCATCAGCAATCGAACGAATGTCCATGGTCCATGTCGCCCATATGATTGCCTTACCTTGTATCTCTTCGCATAAGTCCAGAAGCATATCTAAACGCTTGGAGGGTAGCTCATGCACGACGCCTTCGTCATCCGTCAGGTGACCACAGCAAATTTGCTGTAAGCGCATGATCTGGGTGAGAACGTTTTTGGTCGTGGACAACTCCCCACTGTCCAGATGCGCCAACGCCAAATGCGTCATCTGGTCGTAAGCCTTCTTCTGTTCCTTGGTCAGTTCGATGTCCCGTTTGACATAGACCTTGTCTGGAAGGTCCAGGCAGTCCTCTTTACGGACACGGAACGAGTGCTGCTCCAATTTAGCAGTGAGTTCGTCCAGCCGTCGAAATCCGACGATGTGGTTGAAAGAATGACTTCCCAGAGTACGGCGCTGAACAATCGCGTACCGTCCCTGGAATGCGTAGTAAGAGGTGAAGCCTAGAATGTCCGGGTCCAGGAAATTCAGCTGACTGAAAAGATCCAGCGGAGACTTGGTCACCGGGGACCCCGTCAAGATACGCCTGTACCGCGCACCACGGCCCAAGTCACACAGAGCTTTGGTCCGCTTGGCTTTCCGGTTCTTGATAGTGGTGCTTTCGTCTACCACCATGAAGACATTGAATTTCTTCACGAAGAGGGAAGCTACCTCCACTCCCTTGCGGGTACTGAACGCCTCGACATTCATCAACAGGCATTTCAACCCGTCGCCGTCCTGGAAAAGGGTGTTCAGCGACTTTCGCATGGCCTTGGTCAGGGAGGGCTTCCACAGCAGGATCTTGTTTGGAAACCTGTCTGGGAGGTGCTTGTGGATTTCCGGCACCCAGTTGGCAATGACGGTTTTGGGCGCTACAATGAGAACGAAGTCGATTTCTTTTTCCTCATACAAGTAAGCTGCCGTGTCTAACGCGACCTTTGTCTTACCGGTTCCCATGTCCATCAAGAGTGCATATGTCGAGCATTCGGCGCTCGCGTTGAAAGCATCTTCTTGGTGTTTATAGGGCTTTGTTAAAAATTTATAATCCATCAGATTTATCTTGCTTTTTCCCAGAAGCTCACATATAAGGGGTTTTGACGGCGTAGTCAACCGCCAATGAAGGAAAGAGGAAACAAGATGAAAAACAAAGACATTTTAGAAGAGATGGCCGCTGACGCTGATACGGATCAGCTGGACCATCTGAGCGAAGGCAAGTTAGATGCCGTCGCCAAGCTGGCAAAGGAAGCCAGCAGCCTCGAATCGATTATTTTCGATTTGGAGGCGCAGACAAAAACAGCGAAGGCGGCTCTTTACAAAATTACCGATGAGCAGCTTCCCGAAACCCTGGAAGAAATGGGCCTTCGGAAATTCACCTTGATGGATGGCAGCGAAATTGCCGTCAAACCTATTTACTCAACCTCCATCCCCAAAGACCGTAAAGACGAAGCCTTCGACTGGCTCCGTTCCCACGGCTTTGGTGATCTCGTTAAAAATAACGTTACCGTTACCTTTGGTCGTGGCGAAGACAAAGCTGCCACAGCTTTTATCGGTCTATGCGGTAGCGAGGGATTCGTTCCCAGCCAAAACGAAAAGGTCGAGTCGATGACCTTGAAGGCGTGGCTACGGGAACGGGTAGAAGCGGGTGACGCCGTCCCGCTTGATTTATTCGGCGCATACATCTCTCAACGAGCCACGATCAAGAGGAGCAAGTGATATGGCAAAAGCAGTAGCGAAAAAAAATAAAACTGAGGTTGGGGAAGTCACGCCTGACCTGTTTGCAGCCGACGCTGGCGAAGGTGTTACCAACCTGGGCAGCGAAGACCTCGCCATCCCGTTTCTGAAAATCTTGCAGAAGATGTCTCCGGAACTGGATGAATTGGATAATGCCAAGGCCGGTGATATCTACAACACCGTGACGAAGGAAGTCGTCAAAGGCAAAGACGGCGTCCGGGTCATCAACTGTGCATACACTCTTCAGTACATAGAGTGGGAGCCGCGAGGCACCGGCACAGGCGCACCGCATCGTATCTATGCTGCGGACGAAGAGATTCCGGCAACGAAGCGTGGCGAAGACAACAAAGACTACGTTGTCGATGGGAGTGGTCGTTATCTTGAGCGCACCGCCCAACATTACGTTCTTATCATCGATGAGGACGATCTTACCCAACAGGCGCTGCTGCCAATGAAGGCTACGCAGTTCAAGAAGTCGAAGCAGTGGAACTCCTCCATCAAGTCCAGCAAGATGAAGGACGGAGATGGTAACTTGTTCATCCCTGCTCGTTATTCGCATGTCTGGCATCTGACTTCCGTGGGTGAAGAAAACAAAAACGGAAGCTGGCACGGATGGTTCATCGACAAGGAAGGACCGATAGAGGATGTGAACTTCTATCGGGAAGCAAAACTCTTCCACGATTCCATCGCTGCTGGGCAGGTGCAGGTTAAGCATGTCCGGGAAGAGGAAGCACCATCCTCCAACGAAGACACGCCCTTCTAGAGTGGGGGGGAGGAGGGGCCGGGAGCCAAGTCCTGGTCCCTCCAATTTCTTGTGGAAAAGGAACTCACCAAACGATTCAGCCGTCTTTTCCGGGGCTTGAACAGAGCCTACGGCACGTTCGATATAACGGGTAAGGCAGCTAACGGCAAGCACAAGGGTAAGGCTCGTATCGTTCACGAACCACGGACCTTGAAGACTTTTGACGCCCATTTAAACGGCGAACAAGGTGTTGGCGTTGTTCCCATCAACGAGAACAACCAATGCTTGTGGGGGGCGATAGACATCGACACCTATCCCCTGGATCACACCAAGCTTATTAACCACATCTCCCAATTGAAATTTCCCCTTGTCGTCTGCCGTAGCAAATCCGGAGGGGGACATCTTTATCTATTTCTCAAGGAAGCCGTCGCCGCCGAAAAGCTGCAAACCAAGCTGAAGGAAGTGACCTCTGAGCTAGGCTATGCATCCAATACGGAAGTATTCCCAAAACAGATCCAGCTGGTTTTGGAGCGGGGCGATACCGGCAATTTCTTGAACCTTCCCTATTTCGATCAAGAACGTGGGTTACGATACGCCTTCAACGCTGACGGCAGTGCAGCCACTCTGGAAGAATTTCTCGACATGGCGGAAGCGTCTGCCATTACAGAAGAAGAACTGGACAACCTCGCGTCTGAGGAAGCCGTCCAAATCGACAAGCGGCTACCGGACGGACCCCCATGCCTACAGGCTCTTTTTCGTCAGGGATTCCCGGAAGGCACCCGAAACAATGGCCTCTTTAACGTAGGCGTTTACCTACGCAAGGCGTTCCCCGATGAATGGGAAACCAAAATTCTTGAACATAATCAATTGATTATGGACCCTCCTCTGGATTTGAACGAAGTCAACATCGTAGCCGACCAATTGAAGAAGAAAGACTACCAGTATAAATGTACCGACCAGCCCATCTGTAATTTCTGCAACAAGGATTTGTGTCGCAGCCGCAAGCATGGCGTTGGAGGAGGAGCCAACACGCCCACCGTCGCCAACCTGCGTAAGTATGACAGCGAACCGCCGCTCTGGTTTCTCGACGTAAACGGCTCTCCTGTCGAACTGGATACGGAGGGTTTGCAAAAGCAGCCCCGGTTTCAAATCCTCTGCATGGAGCAAATTAATTTCATGCCCCGCACCGTGACGCGACAAGCGTGGGAAGCGCAGATGAATACGTTGCTTTCCGCCATGGTCGATACGGAAGGGGCCGTCATCACAACTTCGGACGATACCAGCATCCGGGGTCAGTTCTACGAGATGCTGGAAGATTTCGCCACGCATATGCAGACAGCCTTGGACAGAGAAGAGATCCTGCTCCGTCGCCCATGGACCAACGAAAAAGAGGACCGCACCTATTTCCGTCTCAAGGATCTGGAAGCGTTCCTCAAGCGAAATAAATTTTTTGAGTACAAATCCAACAAGATTGCCCAGCGCCTACGGGACATGGACGGGAGGGCAGAGCAATTGAAAATCAAAGGCCGTACCGTGCGGTGTTGGTCCATTCCGGCTTACGATCAAATCGATGAGGAGTTCAATTCCAAGTTCGATGAGGAGGATGTGCCATTCTAAGAAATCACTGGAGCGTTTTGATCCGGCAAGCGAGAGAGGAATCTGGCCTATCCCAACGTGCGCTGGCTATCAAAGCCAAGATGCCGCAACGCACCGTGGGGGAATACGAAAAGCTGGATGTGCCACGCGAGCTTTCCATCTACAAAGTCGAGCGTCTCCTCGACGCCTTGGGATATGACCTCGACGCGATCTGGAGAAAGGACGACTGATGCTGCGCTACTTCGGTCCCCCCGGTACAGGGAAAACCACCACCCTCCTCAACGAGGTCGAACGCTTGCTTGGTTCCGGCTATAGCCCAAATGACATTGGCTACTTCGCCTTTACCCGCAAGGCCAGCCATGAAGCGCGTGACCGCGCCGTTATGCGTTTTAACATGGACCCGGAAAAAGACTTCACCTACTTCCGCACCCTGCACAGCCTTGCGTTTCAGACGCTGGGCCTGACCGCTGCCGAAGTTCTGAAGGAAACGCACCTCAAAGAGTTTGGACATCTCATGGGTCTGGACCTAACCAGCGGTGTTGAAAAGGGAGAAGACGATGGCTTTATCCCGTTGCGCTCCAATCACCCCCTGATGCGGTGTATTGATTTGTCACGCAACATGCTCCAAGACCCCGCTCAAACTTATAACTCCACCCAACTCAGTTATCCCTTCTACGAGGTGCAACACATCTTCCAGGAGTATGCCAAATTTAAGCAGTCACGCGGGTTAAAGGATTTCACCGACATGCTGGTCGAGCTTGCTGCAAACCCCGCGCACATCCCCACCTTGAAGGTTGTGTTCCTGGACGAAGCCCAGGATCTGACGCCTCTTCAATGGCAAATCGCGCACCTTCTCAACGATAAATGCGAGCGCATGTTCATTGCCGGGGACGACGACCAAGGGATCTACCGCTGGGCCGGGGCGGATGTAAACCACTTCATCTCTCTGGAGGGAGGTTCTGAAGTCCTGTCTCAATCGTACCGTGTTCCCAAGGCCGTGTTCCGGCTGGCGGATTCCGTTGCCAATCGAATACGCAACCGGCAAAAGAAAAAGTGGTTGCCCCGTGATGACGAAGGCACCGTGCAACGCGCCTACGACACCAGAGATATCGAATTCAACAACGCCAACTGGCTGGTACTGGCGCAAGCCAACTACATGCTCAACGATGTCGCGGCCCATCTCAAAGCGACCGGCGTCTTCTTTGAACGCTTCAACACGCCATCACTAAGCAAGTCGGTGCGCTCCGCCATCTCCTCCTGGGAATATCTCCACCTTGGCGATAACCGGGAGATTTCTCTGAATGAAGCCGTAAACCTATACGCTCACCTATCGTCTAGGGAAAATGCCGTGGCCCGTGGGGCGAAAAAGTTGCTGAAAGCCGCCCATGAAAACGACACGTTCAGCCTGTCCGTTCTCCGTAAACACTACGGCCTGGAGGCTACCGGACGATGGGAAACGGCGCTCGACAAGATCCGCGACGAAGACAGAGCCTATGCCACGGCCATGATTAATCGCGGCGTCGATCTGAGCAAGAGGCCGTTGATCAAGTTGTCCACGATCCACGGCGCTAAAGGCGGCGAAGCCACCAACGTCCTTCTCTACCTCGACCTGTCCGGTAAGGCCGTCGAGGAGATGGGCCGAAATCCCGATGACGCGCACCGCGTTCTTTATGTCGGTATCACCCGCACCAAGCAGAACCTCGTTTTGAAAATGCCAGACGATGCACAGAAGGGATGGGCCTTATGAAAGCACATGAAATTTTAGAAAAAGCTGCCAGACTCGTTAAACATGATCGTGCCTACAGCCACGGTTCCATGCTAGAAAATCACCAGAATATCGCCCAACTATGGAATGGTTACCTTCATAACATTGACTTTGTTACTCCGGAGGATGTCGCCAACATGATGGAACTCCTCAAGATAGCGAGACGGAAAAGCGGCTTGTTTAATGTTGACGATTATGTTGACGGCGCAGGGTACGCGGCCATCGCCTACGGTTGCACGGGGGAAGCCAATGAAAACAAATCTTAAAAAGCCCAAGTTTGGCGTCAAAACGGAATGGGTGCCGGTGACGGAGTTGCCCGTCACGCCGTCCGACATTGAACAAATCGCCATTGACCTGGAAACCAAAGATCCACGGTTAATGACCCACGGCCCAGGCTGGCCTACAGCCAACGGGGATGTGGTTGGAATTGCCGTAGCCTACGACGGCTTCAACGCCTACCTGCCGTTTGGGCATGAGGGCGGCGGCAACCTGGACCGTGGCCGCATCGTCCAGTGGTTCCAGAAAGAAATTGCCGACTATGAGTGCGAGAAGGTCTTCTTCAACGCCGCCTACGACATTGGCTGGCTGCGTCACCTGGGCGTCCGTGTACACGGTTCGGTACGGGATGCCATGCTGGCTGCACCGTTGCTGAACGAAAACCGGCGCTCCTACAGCCTGAACGCCCTCTCCTACGACTACCTTGGCGAGATGAAATCCGAAGCCGCCCTCCGTGAAGCGGCCACGGAATTCGGCGTCAATCCCAAAGCCGAACTGTATAAGCTCCCCGCTCCTTTTGTCGGGGAATATGCGGAAGCGGATGCGCGTCTGACCCTGTCTCTCTGGCAACACTTCCAGGCTCTCCTCACCAAGGAAGACCTGTGGAGCATCTTTGAACTGGAGAGCAGCGTCTTGCCCATCTGCATCGACATGACATGGCGCGGCATCCGCGTCGATTTGGAGGAAGCGGAACGGCTCAAGCAGTCCCTGATCAAAGACGTTAAAAAGATCCTGTCGGCCATTAAGAAAGAAACTGGTCACGATGTCGAGCTATGGGCGGCGGCGTCCGTCGCCGTCGTCTTCGACAAGTTGAGCATCCCCTACGCCCGTACTCCCACGGGAATGCCGTCCTTCACCAAAAATTTCCTCTCGACGCATGAGCATCCTATCGCCCAGCAAATCGCCCGTGCCAGAGAGGTAGACAAAATCGGTAACACCTTCCTCTCCAGCATTTCCCGCTACGCGCACAAAGGCCGCATCCACGGCCACATCAACCAATTGCGCTCTGAAGGCGGCGGTACGGTGTCGGGGAGAATTTCCATGGCGAACCCCAACCTCCAACAAATCCCGGCCAGGAACAAGGAAATGGCGGAAAAGATACGCGGCCTGTTCCTCCCGGAAGAAAACGAGCAGTGGGCGTCTCTTGACTTCGATCAGCAAGAGCCACGCATCCTGGTTCACTACGCCAGCATCACGGACCACGGCCTGACCGGGTCCGGTGCATTCGTCAAAGCCTACCGAAACGAAAGCAAAACCGACTTCCACCAAATGGTCGCGGATATCATCCAGCGCCCACGGACCCAGGCCAAGATGATCAATCTGGCGCTGATGTACGGCATGGGACAAACCAAAATGGCGGAACAGCTGGACATAACTCCAGCCGAAGCCAAGCAGCTAATCCGACAGTACCACCAGGACGTTCCATTCGTGAAGGAGTTGATGGACGCCGTCCAACGCAAGGTATCGCATCGCGATAGAGGGGGGTTCGTCCGGTCTCTGTTGGGACGCAAATGCCGGTTTGATTTGTGGGAACCCAACCTGTTCGTTTCGTCAAAGGCGCTTCCCAAAGAAGAAGCCTCGCATGAGTACGGAGACAACATACGTCGCGCATATACCTATAAGGCATTGAACAGGCTCATCCAATCCAGTGCAGCCGACCAAACAAAAGCTGCAATGGTCAATGTTTACAAGGACTTAGATACAGTACCCCTGGTTCAAATCCACGACGAATTGGCGTTCAGCGTGAGTGATGAGAAGGAAGCCAGGAAGTTGTGCGAGGTCATGGAAAATGCAGTGGAACTAAGCGTCCCAAGTCCCTGCGACATCTCGCTAGGTGATAGCTGGGGGCAGTTGCAGAAACCGGATTAATTAGATATTATCCCACAACTATAGGGAGAACTAAATGACTGACCCGCGCACATTACACCGGCAAGAAGGCCCAATAACCAGTATCGAAGCTGCTTACTCAATTGATGTAACGCGCTTAGAAAATTTGGTCTATAAAACTATTTTCCGCGCTGGGGACACGGGAATTATCAGCGACCAAGTCCGTGCCCAACATCCAACACTTTGTTATTCCAGCGTCACTGCTCGCTACCGCGCACTACTCGACCAAGGCTTTATTTGGGATAGCGGTGATAAAGCGAAAGGGGATAGCGGCAGGAACCAACGGATCATGGTAGCTGCTCACTTTGCGCAGGACTACCGCAACAACCGGGAACGTGAAAAAACTGCCGCGTTAAAATCTTCGCAGGGTTATTTGGATCTTCGCAGCCAACGGGCGCATACAGAATGAACGCCAAAAAATGGAAATCGGTTGTCGTTTCCATCGACACCTATCGCAAGCTAAAGGCGCTTGCCGTCGCCAACCACAGAACGTTGAGCGGGCAATTCACGCATATCATCGAAACCGCCTCTAATGAGAAGCCTGATGAGCGAGTTACCCAACAGACGTGATTCCGTAACGGAGGAAGTTAAAGGTGAGGGCTTCAGTCTGGCCGTGACGGTAGGCTTCCACCCTACCTTCGGTCATCCCTGCGAAATCTTCATCACCAAGCGAACCAAGACCGGTACGGCGCTGGAGGAAGTGCTTTACGAAGTGGGTGTTGCCACGTCAAAAATTATGCAAGAATATGACCGTTCTGCGGATACGATTGTGGCCTTGAAATCGCAAGTCGCCAAGTTGTCCAAGGCGCTGGATTTGGAGACGACCTTATGACCACCGCACTCATTGCATTTGCCGCCTACCAGGGCTTGGTCCTGTTAATTGTGGCGCTTAATTCTTAAATGGCTGCGCCGCTTGCGTACACCTAAACGTAAGGGCGGAACGCACACGCCCAAGATTTAGTTGTCAGGGAGCCTCCTACCGTGCTAAAGAATGAGTCCATTTTACCTCCCTGTGACCCGGCTGGTTTCGACTCCTCGTCCGGGTCATCACTCCCGGATGACGCTTCGGCGTCGTCCGGTCTTTTTTTCAAAACCTGCAACTGGTGCGGGGACCGTGTAAACCCCAGCGACTGCTACGCTACCTTTATGGCGCAAAATTGGCTTTGTGACTTGTGCGGTAAGGCCGTCGCATGACGCTTCAACAACGAATTGATCGTCTGCGCGAGGCTCTCAGAGAGATACGCGACATTGCCCAGGTCAGCGAAGGTGTAGATTTTTACGCCATGCTGGCCGACCGTGCGTTAACGTTTGACGAACATCATACCGAACACGACGAAAACAGTGGCTGAAAAAAAAGAAGAGGGGCCAGAGGGAATAATTTGCTCCGTCTGCCGCTCCGAATTTGATCTTGATGAGGAGGGCGGCACCACCGGCCTGTTTGGTATCCTCCCCGTCGCCTTTTGCCCCTGGTGCCTCGCCAGTCTCATCGACATGGTGCAGCAGGGTTGTCCTACTTGCCAGGACGAATCGGAGTCTATTCACTAATGGGCAAAAGATCCGATTTTAAACGGCGGGAACGGGACTTTTATCCCACGCCATACGAGGCTGTATTCCCTCTGCTCCCCCACCTTGCGCCTAAAACCAAGTTCATCGAGCCTTGCGCCGGGGAACGGGACCTTGTGCGTCACCTCACCGAGCATGGGCATGAGTGCGTCAGTGCCAGCGACATCAGCGACAGCCCTGGAATCGATGCGCGTCACCTCACAGATGGTGAAGGAGCCGACGCTTTCATCACCAATCCTCCCTGGGGGCGGCCTGTCCTACACCCTATAATTGTAAATTTATCCAATACGCTGCCCACGTGGCTTCTTTTTGATGCCGACTGGATGCACACGAAACAGGCGGTTACCTATCTTGAGCGGTGTCTCAAGATCGTCTCCGTCGCCAGAGTTAAATGGATGGGTCCCGATTCCCCCCACACGGGAAAGGACAACTGTTGCTGGTATCTTTTTGACCGAAATCACCCAGAACCTCCCGTGACGCAATTTTTTGGTAAGCCGTGGAATATATAAGCGTCAGCCTTGGGCTACTCCGTCTATTGTACGACCTCAACAGCCCTGCCGCCGTCCCTCCCAATCTCATCATCCAGCAGTGGCTCTATGG